TGATATATTGTAATATGATTAAAGAACATCTCAGTGCTTTTATTATCTAAGCCATAGACGTTACTAGGTAATCGTCTAGTTGCATTTCTAGAATATGCACTATTGGCATTGCCTGCAGATGTTGGATCTGCGTAATAATACTTGTAATAGTTTTGCCATACTTTACTGATCAGTCCCATGTTATCGTCATGAAACTTTATTGTAACTGGCTCAAATTTATGTCCCGTCTGTACTACTTTCTTTCTGTTATACTGATTGACAGTTTCTGTAAGTAATTTAATGCTAGGCAATGTAACGCTCTTTACCAACATATTAACTTCATTCTTATGTCGTTGCGTAATACTTTGATCTTGCAAAGCTCGACTGTTTATACTAAAAACTGTATGGAATAAAAAATCAAGTTTAGGTGCTAGTCTAAAATTATCATCACGGAATAGTCTAGAGGCGTGTTGATAGTCCCTAAGAAAAGTATTAGGGTCAAGGTTATTATTTAGATAAGCGTTGTAAGGATTTGCCATAATAGTATTTATATAGCCAAATTAACTGCGTAGTTAATATACAGTCACAAAAAAGCCCACCTTAAGTGGGCTTTTGATTAACGTGCGCCGCCGCCAGTTGTTCCTGTTCCGTTTAGACGGGTTACTGGAACACCAACACCAATCGTACCAGAAGTTTGTAAACAATTATCTGGAGTAATAGTTAATGTGATAGTTAATGCTTCTTGAGTTGCATAGTTGTTAGTATCATAGTCTACTTTTTGTACATAACAGCCATAGCACTCCCATGTTTCTAAAACATTAGGTGTACTAGCGCCGTTACCACCGTCTAGGATCTCTAAACGCATAGTAAACTTATAATCACTACCTGCTGCTGCCGATGCTTGCTCAAAGAAATCAAACTGCTTCTGCATCTGTTCGCCAACTAGCTTAGATACGCTGCCAGTGACATCGTCACGTAGTTTAACAGTCATTGATTCCCACGTGCCTTTACCAGCCAAGTGGAATGTTGAGTTATAAACTTCGATTGGAATATCTTTGAACGAAGCTGTTGGACGCTTAGCCTCTGCTACTTGTTTAGTAAGCTCAGTAGTAGGAGTTGAAACACCAAAGTTTTCAAACATCACTCTAAAGCGATATTTCATCTTTGGCATCAACATACCCTGTGCTGATGCGCTTTGATCAGACGCTAGCGGTACTGTAAATCTTGATAATGTTGCGATTGCCATATTTGGACTCCGTTATTTGTTATAGACCTTTGATCTCGCCAGTATTCTTCAAGCGTAATGGAATGTAGATAAATTCCACTGCTTTTACTGGTTCGATGGCAACGTCTAGATATAGTTCACTACGATCAATTCTTGCAGGAGTATTGTTGCTAGAATCACAAACTACAATGTAGTCGTAAAGAGCACGTTGGCCTACTAATTCTAATAGTAGACTTTCTGCTGCCTGCTTGATTTCATCTCTAGTAATCTTGTCGTTTGGTTCAAATACATATGGCTTAGCCAACTGGTTAAACTGACGACGTAAGTAAATTACTAAACGTGCAACGTTAATACGATCCAATGCACTAGCGTTACGAGCGCGAGTATACTGACCGTAGTTAACAAGACCGCTACCAACAATGAATGTTAGTGGGTTAACTTTAACGCTGGCTAGTGTGTCACGTTGACCAGTGTTTAGTGCAACTGATTGGAATTCACCTTCACCAGTAATGTAACCAACTGCTGTTGCGTTAGTAATGCCACCACGTCTTGTACCTGCTGGTGCAAACCATGGATAAGCAACTTGATCGTTTAGAGCAATCGTGCGTAGCATCATGTGGCTTGGTGGAACAACAACGTTGTTACCAATATTGTCGCTTGTGAAACCCCATGGATAGAAAATACCTAAGTATTCGTCACTGCTGACCAATCCTTGATCGTTGTCTTCTAATGCGCCACCTTGGTTTGTACCCCAGTTCAACAATGAAGTTGCATCTGGTGTTAAACGTGCAGGTGTATCGCCAACAATGAATGCTGTCAATCCACGATCGTAGTTCAAGCTAATCATCTCGCCAATTAGTTCAGGGTATCCTGGGCAAGCAATCAAGTTAAAGATGCGTGATTCTTCATCACGGATCTGCTGGTTGCTGTTAACAAGAGCTTGTAACTTTTGTACTACAACTTTACGCTGTGCCTTGCGGCCAAATGTACCGGCACCATTTTCTTGGTTACCAGCTTCTGTTACCCAACGGTGTGGATAGTAGTCAGACATTAGTTCGTCGTTGGCAGTTCTGAAGTTACGTGCAAGAACGTCTACATAGTTACGTACAAAACGCTTGACGTTGAAACCACTACGGCGTAGGTTCCATAACAACATACCTTTTGGATATAGTGCTGGATCTGGTGCGTCAAAGTCAACAAAGTTAATGCTTAACAATTCTACAATAGAGCTTGCAGTTTCAGTTCTGCCTGTGGTATTCCAACGTGCATCTGCAAATAGGATACCGTTTTCTGTTGATTGATCGCTGTTGTCAACTAGTGCCCACTTTTGTGTAGCGTAGTTGTATTTGTAGATCATTGGAAAGTTTTCTAGGTCGCTAGTATCAATCCATAAGTCGCCATTGGCTAGTGCTGTACCGTCGCTTTGTGTCAATGGTGCAGTTGCGCTAACAATTGGACCTTCAGGGTCAGTAGTGTCGCCACCGCCTTGATTCTGAACAAAGTTTTGGTAACCAACCCACTTGTCGCCGTCATGAATCATCATGTCAACTTCGTCAATTAAGCTGTTATACCATAATTGACCGTCTGCTGTTAGACTCTTAGGAGAATCTTCACCAGCTGTGTATGTTAGAACTTTCCACAATGTTGCAACATAACTGCCTTCGTCACCATTTGGATGATCGTATAAGTTTGCAGTTGGTGTTCCAGAAGTAGTAAATCCTGCATCAGTAAATGCGTCAGCAGTTCCGTTAGTGATATAAATTTCACCACCTTGATTGTGCTGAATTACAATTCTGTTGGCGCTGTCAACGCTGGCTACAATACTAGTACCTACTGGCATTGCTGCGTTGATTGCAGAAGCTACTGTTTCAGCATCGTCGCTTGTTCCTGCTGTAGTAAATGAAATAGTTACGCTGTTGCTTAGTACACTTGAACCTTTAACACTTTCTCTAATGCTAAAACTACCAGCAGTAGCACCAAACGTATTTGCTGCGATTACACCAGATACAATCTTAGTTTCGCCTGCGCTTACACGTCTATAAATTTTAAAGTTAGCTTCAATGTCAGCACCAGTTAGTTCTGAATCGTTGAACTTTGCGTATAATGTGCCAGTAGCTAAGTTGATACCACCACCCGCTGCATCTAGCTTGGCTAATGCCGAGTGACCATCAGCATACAATGGGCATTTAATTTCTTCCCATGCCGCTGTTGAGCTGTTATAACGCTTAACACGTACACTTGCTCCTAGATTTGGCTCTGTAGTCTTGAACCAAACTGAGCCTGTTGGGCGCGGATTTGTGTCTGTTAACTTGTATAATGGTACACTAGTGTGTGCTGAAATTTGTAGCTTTGGTGCGTAGTATGTACCTGTCTTGATACCTACTGGACTAACTGCTGTGCTTACACCGGCCAATGTTCCGCTAACTGTTAACACATCTACGTCACCGTTTAGATACAATTCTAATTTTC